GTATCTTAGCAAAAAGATTTAGAATTTCACTAATTTCTGATTTTCCGCCAGAAATTTTAACATTGATGTAATATTTTTCCATTTTTAATTTGAGAGCGGAATTTTAATTGATGGGTGTGATTGGTAGTTTTCCAATTTCCAAAAATCGGGTTTGAATGCATTAATTTTTTCAGAGAATGGAATATCCATATCTGCTAGATAATGGTATTCATCCTTTTTTAAAACTTTAGGTAATTCAAATGGTTCTCTTGTCAATTGTTCTTTAATACCTTCAATTTGATTTAAATAGATGTGTGTATCTCCCAAATTTCCTATGAGTTCATCAGGCACCATATTAACCTCCTTTGCGATGATTTCTAATAATAACCCGTAACTTGCTATATTGAATGGTAAGCCAAGTGGTGTATCTACTGAACGTTGATTCCACATTAAAGAGATTGCTCTGGTTGGGATATTATGTTTATCCATATACTCCATTGTCTTAGGCTCTTTGTAGTGAACCGACACCCAATTATCTAATTTTTTCATCAGTTCATATCTTTCTAGTAAACTCAACTCTCTTGTAAAAAATTGAAAATCAGTATGACAAGGAGGAAGAACCATTTGGTCTAATTCACCAACGTTCCAAGCATTAACTCTATTACGTCTTGAATCTGGGTCTGTTTTAAGTAGATTGATTGAGTTTGCGATTTGGTCTATACCTTTTCTATCTAAATTTTGTCTCCATTTTTCAAAATTAGAATTATCATCTTCTGTTAATTTCCATTTTCCATTCCAATCCCTCCATTGCTTACCATACACGGGCCCGAGTTCACCCCACTTCTTAGCAAACTCTGCATCTGTTTTGATATTGAGTATGAATTCATCTAAACTCATTAATCTATTATGAGAACCCGTTTCATAATTAAAAATCTCTTTATAATATCTCTTTTCAAAGTTCTTATACGCATCACCATCCCAAATATGACAATCATTATCAACAAGGAACTTGATGTTTGTATCACCGCGTAGGAACCATAACAATTCAGTTACAATTCCTTTGAAATACATTTTTTTGGTAGTTAAAAGTGGAAATCCGTCTTTCATAGAATGACGGATTTGTCTACCGAATACTGATAGAGTTCCACCATTTCTTGTTTCTTTTTTTACTCCGTTTTCTAAAATATCTTTTAGTAAATTTTGGTAATCTAAATCTAATTTATTCATTTTCTTTTGTTTTGTATTTCCATTTATACCCACCAGCCGTTTCTTGGTTTCCTTTACAAACTGCGGTTATATTGAATATTTTTAATTGTTTTTCTGCATTACTGATACTGTCCCAAGTATAAATAAAATTACCATTCAAGTCAAACTGCTCAACTTGTAATCTTTTTTTTGACGGTCCCAATGAAACACCTTTTTTTGCTTTTGATAATTTTTCTGAAAACCCTTCAGGTTTTGGTTTTCTCAATTTATTTTTAACCTCTTCGGATAATTTTCTACCCTTACCTGCTGAAGATATTTTTTCTTTAGATTCGTCAGTATGTCCCCACCCATTCTCCAGTTTATACTGTTGATATTGTGATATTTTCAATCTCCATTCTAAATGTCTCCTATCGGCTTCTTCTTTACCGTACTTCGCCAACCAATAATTGTAAATCCCCCCTCTAGCAATATCTTGACCTATTTTCCTATCACCTTCTTTTCCACCCTCACTTATATTATAACCAAATTTTCTATCTTGACTTTTATAAAACGATATCCAATAAATTTCACGCTCATTCATATGGTCTTCGTTTTTACACTCTTCCAAAATTTCTTTTATGAAATTTTCTTTACCATACTTGTGTATTGCTCTTTGTAGTTTCTTACCACTTCCAAAATAATAAGGATTGTTATTTTTATCTTGACCGATATAAATTTTACCGTTCAATTTGTTAGTCGTTTTGTAGATTATCATAATATTCTTTTATGTATAAAAATCTACTATCTTATTTTTTTATTAAGTTCCTGTCTTTCTTTTCAACTCCATTATCAAGTATGTCTTGTAGGAGTGTTATGTATTTTTTATCTAAATTGTTCATAATTAAATTATTTTAGTTCCTCTAACGACATATATGATTTCGTTCATCACTCTATTATCACCAACAAAGGACAATAATCTCTCCTCAAAAACTTGGTAGATATGGGTGAAGTTATCATTTATAAAATCCTCCAACTCTTTTTTTATTCTAGAATTATCTGTAAGATTTGAAAAGTTTTCATCTAAATTATGAATTCTTAACAGAGGTGCTTTTCTAATTTGACAATGGAATGCTCGTCCATTGTATTCAAACGTAGGGTGTTCTACTTTTGTTATATTAATGTTTAATTCATTTAATGGAATATTGTAGTTCCACGGGTCATTTCCCTCACCTATGGGAGATGTTTTTTCCTTAATAAATTTATCAAATCCTTCAGCTAATTCTGGTTGATTCCACACGGATTCATCACCAAATTTATTTTTTATTATTTCTTTATTCATAACTTTATTTTTTCTATAATATCTTTAATTTGTCGTAAATTAAATTCACAATCTCTTTTATATTTTTGTAACCTATCTATTATGTAATATTGTTCATTTGTATTAGTTATTAGATTTTCATCCGTTGTTGGATAACCATCATGTAATGTCCAATAATCTTTATGAATATAAATTGGGTTTAATTTACTTTGTGGTGGTCTTATTAACATAATTGTACCACCATCCCTAATAGTTGATATCTTGTATATTGACCATAGGACACCACCTTCTTTAACATACTCTTTAATATAACCTTCTTTTTCAAAAATATCAACTTCTGGGAATATAAGTTTAGCTGAATTATTTGGTGTAAAGTTTACCCTATCGTATCCTGATGTTATAATTTCGAAATCAACTTCCAAACCTTCTTTAAGTACGTTATATTTAATTTCACCATCTTCAATGTACTTGATTGAATTACTATCATTAGATAGTTCTGTATAAGACAAATGCCATCCGTGACCGAATGAATGTAAATCAGACCATTTTACCATCCAAATACCATCTTCATTCCTTGTTAATATTCCCTTCATAACTTTCTATCCTTTTATCGTTGTATGTTATTGTGATTAGTTTGGTTGGAATGTTGTGATTATCATACCACTCACTTTCACTCATCTTATTTGGGGTTGGTTTACCATCCTCTATTTCAAATGAGTATTTGGGGGATATCCCATTTACTCTTGATAACCCATACCTCTCTTCCAAACTCAATTCTCGTTCTTCAATCTTTAATCCCCACCTTTCAGAGAACTCTGTATCGGTTTTGCATATGTTTATGAATTCATCCGTAGTCATCAACCTTGTGCAATTTTGATGGGGATCATCAACGTGGATTTCATAATCGGGTTCTTCTACATAATTTGCAATCTTAGAATATTTCCGATAAGCCTCATCCAGTAATTCTTGTTTTAATAGTAGTTTTATTTTTTTAGCGCACAGGGTCACTTTCCCATCAACATCCAATACAGTTGGAGACTCTAACGCCCAAAGAAAATCATGTATAGTGGAATATGTTATCTCTCTCTTGATTTGTTTTATTCCATCGTATAAATGTTCCGATGAATCTACATAATCAGATGTTTCTAATATTGCAATTACTTCTTTGATTATTTCTTCTTTATTCATGACTTTCTATTTTTTAATAAATTTGACCATATTTTTATTACCATATCTCTTCTTGGAGATTGTTGTAACATTTTCCATCTGTTGATCCAATGTTCTATTTCTTCTTTATTCATAACTTTTTGTTCTATTTCTTCTTTATTCATAACTTTCTAATTTAATCCTTGCAAAATATTCAAAGTCGGGTATAGTGAATTCTTCTGTCCTACCAGGCGTAGAATTTAAGTACTCAACAATCACCTTATCTTTTGTTACATCTTTAACAATCATTGATACAGTTGACAATGACCCTAAGTCTAAATTGAATTTTTTGCCAATTAATTGTTCTTTATTCATAACTTTCTATTGTTTATTCATTGATTCTAATAAATTGTTCATCGCATCCATAATTGTATCGCCTACACCGTAAGGACAGGGATCAACATTTCTTTCCAACCAAGCTTCAAGTTCGTAACTTACTTCTTCTGTATTTACGTCTTGAACAAATCCTGAATCTTCTTCAGCATTAAATGCAATATATCCTTTATATCTAAGATTGATAAGTGTTAGTGGGTATATGTCTTCCCAAGTTTTATAAATTCTTTTACTCATAACTTTCTATTGTTTTATTTTTATATGTTACTGTGATTAGTTGGCTTGGTGTTGGTTCATAATAACTATCACTAAAATCAGGCATACTAGATTCATTATATTCCATTCCTGTCTGGTAGTTGTTAGAAAACCAAAGTTTGTACTTTTCTGGGTTTGTGAGTTTTCTAGATACTATTTTTAATCCCCACCTTTCAGAGAACTCAGAATCGGTTTTGCATTTCTCGATAAATTCTTCTTTTAATAAAGGTCTTCCAGTAACAAAATATGGTTTGGTGTTATCAGATATATTCATCTCAATAATAACATCCCACCTCGTATCGTCAAAGTTTTCCATTTTATATTTGGAAAATTGATTAAAGGCTTCATCCAATAATTCTTGTTGTTCTTTATTCATCCTCATTGTCTCTTAAATTTTTAAGTTCTTCAATTATATTATTATTTATATCAGTAACAAAATCTCTTTCGAACATGTTCATCAATGCTTGTTCGGCGTCTAAACCATATTCATTTGTTGCTAATTCGATACACTCATCATCTGATTTGTTATGCCAAAATGATAGATGTTCGAGAAATGCTTTAAAATCATTAATAATAAATGTTTTTGGTCCTTCGTTATTCATCTCGTTGTTCATTTTCATAGAATTCTTTGATAAAACTAACCACTTCATCGGGGACTGGTATCATATCACCGTAACTTGTCTCATGTTCCATTAGACCTCTGTCCAATAAAGATGCTATCCAACCTGAATATTCAGGGGATATGTTCAATTCTAACTTATTCATAACTTTTTATTTTTAATTTTCTTCACTTGCTATAATCTCTTTGACGTATTTCTCAACAATGTGATCTGGGGCTGGAACGATATCAAGACTATGGGCAATTTCGGTCAGACCAAATACTTTATCAATCATTAGTTCTTTTCTTAAAGAATCTGCATCTAGTTTGGTGGGTTTTTCCCAATATCCAACAAAATGAAGAATATCTAGCATTTCCCCTTCCTGGTTTGGATCTACGACCATCAGTCCGTATTTGATGTCTTTGGGATCCTGTTGATTGGAATTAATAATCTCTTTCAGGTGCTGAATCTCAGCAATTACGTCATCCCCTAATTCAATTTTGGAGATCAAGCATAACTCCGTAATTTGCTGCTCGTAAAGCTCAAATAAAGCTTTTATTGCCGCTTTCTTTTCCATAGATTTATATTTTTAGGTGGTTTGGTACAAATATAACAAAAATTCAAAAAAAATCAATTTGCCCCATATTCTTCTTCTACTATATCCATGAGTTTCAGATGAATATCTAAGCCGTAAGGTATATTTTCTTTTAATGCAAACGCATACATCAACGTGTACAATTCGTAACAAAAACTTCCTACTTCTCTATAAAAAGTCTGTATCTCTTTCATCTTTGAGCTTAAGATTAACCTTTTTGTAAATTCAAACTCACCAAATGTGGGTTTTCGTACTCCAAATATTTTTTTCATTAAACTCATAATTTTTCAATACTATTAAATGTGATATCTCTTATATCTTCGATGATTTCCTGATTATGATCTCCATAAATTATTTTTACTGAAGTTAATTGATCAATAGTTTTATGAAGTTCTATTATTTTGTTATTTTCAGTATGAATTATTTCGTGATTGTTAACTACTATTGTAAAGAGATCTATATCTTTAACATTATAAATAAAAATTCTAATTGGTTCTTTGAATTCAATGTTATTTAATACAAATAAAGAGTATTCGTTTGAATTTGAACTATCATAAAGTGGAAGAATAGGTTTATGTTCAATTTCGTCCTCCACAAAAATATTTCCTTGATTAAAATTTAATACCTTGACTTGTTCTTGTATCCACATAAAAGCGTCACAGTCAACACAATTTAGGTAACAATCTAAGGTAATTGTATTAATAAATTTTAATAAATTTTTTTTATTAAAAATCAGCAAATGTAAACCAAAATTCCAAATTACATTATCTCTTTTGGATGGATACACAGTACATTCATGTTCTTTATCAAATTCAGAAATGATTTCTTCAGTTATTATTGTATCGTATATCGTAAGTATAAATTTTTCATACCCCAAAGAAATTGCGATTTCGCCCAATTGTTTTAATTGATATAAACCAGCAAATCCATAGTCTGGTGTGCAACTATTAAATCTGTACCATACACCATCAATATTTTTATCTGACCAAGATATCATTGATCTAAATGGCCATTTAAATATCACATTATCTTTGGTTTTAAAAAAGTAAGAAACACTATTAATAATATAATCTGGAAGTGAAAATGGACTAATTAACAATGTGTCAATACCTAATTCATTATATTTTTTAATATTTTTGTGAAGAACCTCAATTTTAGATTCTTCATTACAAAATGAAGAAATTAGTACTATTTTTTTCATTTTTTAAACATTTGGATTTTAGCATCTACTTCTGTTAACTCAGACCAAGTACCAAGATAAGTTATTGCTCTAACTTTTCTATTATCAATCCACACGTATTCTTGACCATCTTGAATACGCGGTTTATCCATAATCAAACCATGATATTTGAATCCGTGTGTATCTAACCAATTTTCGGTGATTGTCCTGTCTTTGGATTCACGAGCGGTAAAGAAAGTAATGATATTTCCTTCAGCGTACCATTTGTTGATAATGGTTTGAGCACCAGCCATAGGTTTTGCATTTGGATAAAGGTGACTATTCTCATTACTGATATCATCACAAATGGTTCCATCAATATCGATTAAGAATATTCTACTCATTGGCTGAATGTTAACATCGTATCATCACACCAAATAGGTGTTTTATCACCAGTGTAAGTGGCCACTACTTTATGATCAAAATATTCAACGGCTTCAGTTGACTCCATCCCTTTTTCTAAAAGTATTTGTAAACATTTATCTATCGAGTAAATAACCCTGTGAGATTCTTCGTCCACACCCAAAATAGCATCGTCAAAACCATCCACTAAAACCAAATTTACATTTTTATAAACTTCGAAAATTTTTTCTAAATCTATGTTCATATCGTCAGTTACATTTACAACTACCAGTCCATTTACCACATATACATGGTTTGGGTGGTTGTTTTGATGATTTATAATCATCCAAAACATATTTTATATTGTTCAAATAAGTCCAAGCGGATTCTCCGTGTTCATTAATTGGGAAATCCGTACCATTATTGACCAATTCACTCCACAACAATTCAAATTGAAGATCAATTACCTTCATAAGGTATTCAGGTGAGTCTATAGTTTGGTTCATTTTAATTTAATTTTTTCTATGAAATTATCCACTAATATTTTTGCTGTTGAGTAGTTGGTGGCTAAAGGAATCTCATGAACATCGCATACTCTCATCAACATTTGAACATCAGGTTCGTGTGGGTGTTTGTCCAAAGGATCCCTAAAGAACAATACAGCATCTAGTTCTTTTTTTGCTACCATCGCCGCAATCTCAGCGTCACCACCTTTTGGCCCTGAATTAACCGTAACTACATTGTTAACACCAGAATACAAAATTCTTTGTCCAGTTGATTGTGTGGCAATTATGGTAACTCTTTTGTCTGTAAAAAAAGAAAGTCTCTTCATCACAAACGCAACAATGTCAGCTTTTTTTCCGTCGTGAGCTATCAGTGCTATTTTCATAATTTTTTATATTTTTTTTGTAAACAACTTCAACACTTACAGGCCCCCCTCGAGTGATTGAATAATCGTATTTCCAGGTTTGTTTACTAAATTCGTCCTCAAAAACCTTCGTGAATTTTTCGGGATTAGTCGTTGAAGATTTTTTTTCCATTAGGATCAAAATAAATAAAACTATGTGATTTTAAATCTTCATCGTATTTGTACTGAACCAACAAGTTGTTTTCTTTATGAAGAAATTTATTGTCCCCCAAATTGTGATAGGTGTTGATGATATTTTTAAACATTTCTGTCGCCAATTCATCTGAACTTGTGGCTTGAGTACACATAAAGTTTTTAGACTCTCCCCACTTAAAAAAATACATGGTCATAAAGTCATACCTTACGGTATAAATAACCCAATACTCTTGTTGTTTAATTGTTTCCCACTCCGTGGTACCAAATTGCATTCGGTTTCTTTCTTTAATCTCTGGTACCGTAAAAGAGACCATTGGTTTCTGAGCAAATACAACAAAGGTGGTCAGAGATAACAAAATGGTTAAAATAAATTTTTTCATAGATGTCTTTTTAGTAATTCAATTATAGTAATAATTTCTTCTTTATCAACCAACAAATCACCCCAATATTCACGATCAACAGAATATGATTGTCCTTGGGGTGATACTAATTGTTCTTTCATTTCGAAAAAATTCAGACCATCAAGAACAGGCATTCTAACTTCTTTGTTCTCTAACGGAAACTCAAAACATGCTTTTTTACTTTCAGAATCAAAATAAAAAACTAGATAAGATTCAGTATCTCTGATTATTTGTTTCTTCATTTAATATATTAATTGTATTTTGTTTAATCAAATATAACTTCAAAAAAAAATATTTCAAATTTTTAGTGTTTGTTAATTGTTAATGAAACTGTTCAAGTAACTCTGAGAGTTCTCGATTGAAATATGTTTTGTTAACTGGTGGTTGGTAAAGTTCATCAAAATTGAAAGTTGGTCTTGATTCTTCCAAAAACGTATTAAGTACACAGTACAAATCTCCGTCACATTCGTCTATAGTATTTAATACAAGTTCTTCAGTGCCTAAATTTAATACATCAACTTCAATCTCAACTCCATTGTGATCCAATTTAATTACAGTTCCAATTTCACTCAAAGTTTCTCTCAATTTTTTCAAAAAATAATCATAAAACGCTTTCTCTATACTGAATCCCATAGCATCATGTATTGAATGTCTAATTTCAAAATCAGAATCATAATTTTCGATAAAATCTTCTAGATGACTTTCGAAGTCAGAACTTTGACTGTCTTTATTTAACAATTCCCTTATCTTTTGTTCATTTTCATTATTGACCATCCACAAACCTTCCTGCCAGGTGTAAGTACCGTGTAAACCAATTACTTCACTGATATCACTAGTCAACATTTCTTCGATGAAATATGTTCTAACTGTACCACCATTAGGGGTTTTTTTTGCACCTGTTGAAAAATCTCCATATACAAAGTCACCGATCCCGTCAGGTTTTACAGATAATACGAACTTAGTATTTGGTGGTTTAAAATCAATTAAACCCATCCTAGACAAGATTAGTTTATCTGTTATTTTACTAAACAAATCAGGTTTTACCTCAAATAATTTTTTGATTTGTTCTTCATTCAAATCTTTTAATTTAAAATCTTTTTCACAACCATATTCACAACCAAATCCTTTGATTAAATCTGTGTTTATTAGTAAATCCACAATGAAAGGGTGATAACTTTCATCAGGTTTTGAATTTTTTGGACCTTTCAATTGATACAAAATTCCATCATTTTTACCTATAGCCCCTGTCAAATGACTTTTATTGAGACTGAATTTTTGGTTTAAGTTTCTATTTTCTCTGAGTGAAATCAAATTGTTCAAAGAAGAAGTTCTTCCACAATGACCCATTCTGTTGCATTCTTCATTTGAATCATTGGTTTGTAGATCTGCCCAATAGAAACCATAATCACCATCCCTATAATCTCGTATAATTGGATTTTGTTCTGTATAATTTATTTGACCTTGTCCAGTAGACAACGAATCGTGCCACTCATCTGATTTTTGTGAAAGTTCAAAAAAATCCAAATTTTTGTAATCTCCTAAATTACCATTCAAACCAACTCTAATCCAATCCATTATTGAATTGATTTGATTCATTGTGGCTGAATTTAGTTTAGTGTTGTTAATGAAATTGACGGCATCATGTTTTGTGATATATTTTGAAGGTTCAACTGTTTGTATTCGATTCAAAACAAAATCAATAAATTTATTTGCCATCCACACAGATAGTGAACCACATGCGTCGGTTAATTTCTGAGCAACTATTTTATTGAGTCCTAATTTAAAAATTAAAATTTGTTTTTTTTTCATTTCGGTTATCAATTCTCGAACCAAACCAATGAATTTTTTTTCACCCATAAAGGTAAATACTTTCAAAAAGAAAAAAAGGGCCCACCTTTCGATGGACCCTTGACTACGACTAACACATGCTCTCAGCTAATTCCCAGAGTTCTGTGTTAATTTTGTTGACTCTTTCGAAATCTTTGAGTTCTCGTGAAACTCTCGATTTACTCCCCGAGCCATTGGGATACGAAACACCACCCCTGATGAATTTTTCCTGAACAACGTTGAAGGTAGTCCACATGTTCTTAGATTGATCTCCTTCACGAAGAGGATTGAGGAACGTTTCAAAGGACGAGGTTTTCAATTTAGGATTAATCCACTTGATATTCCACGCCTCATTCACGTACTGACATTGCTCATCAAATGTCAGTTGTCTCTCTGTCAATCTTTTCACTGAATCAGCGATAATTGGAAGCCTTTCAACGAATTGATCAGTCACCCTCCTTACTTCTCCCAAATCGAAGTTCAAGTGTCGAACACTGAACTTTTCTGAAATGGAACTTGGTACGGTCAATCCATTCGAACAAACCAATCGGTGAAGACCAGTTGCTAACTGAAATCCACTCTTACCATCATGTGAGTTGGTTAGAATAATTTCAGGAATGGTATCACCAACTTGTGCCGACCCTTGCAGTTTCATACGTACTGTGTGTTTGCCGTATTGTGACCTACCACGTTGAGATGCGGTTGAGATTTCCCAACCTTCGGTCAAAAAGTTTTCGATGACCTCATGAGTAGGTACGAAAACATATTTATTGGACAAATTGGGTGATGGACTTGTGGTGAAAATTGATGGTACGTCAAGTTTCAAGGTTTCTGGTGTGTGTTTCATTTTGTCGTTGTTTTGTGATACAAATGTAGTAAGAAATTTCGGTTTGACAAACTATTTATTAAAAAAAATCAAAAATGTTTTCCACATACCAAAAAAACAGATTCAGGAGGTTAATGAACCTTATGGAACAAAAAGCAACTGAAGATTATCTAACCGAGTTTCAATCATCCGATTATCAAAATCTTAAAGAATTTTTAGAAAACAACGAGGAACTATTGAAAAAATTGAAAGAATACACCTCTCTAGATTCTATAGAAGAAATTGAAAGCTTTTTGACAAAACCTAACAAAACTAAGTTAATGAGAATTATGTTTGAGTCAAAACAAAAAAAAGACACCGACGTGTATGATTTAGTCGATGTCTTTTTTAAAACCGCTCAATCTTTTTACTAGTCTACAATATCAACGAGTTCAATATCGAATATTAAAGTTTCACCAGCTAAAGGGTGATTCATATCCAAAATAACATATTGGTCAGTTATATCTTGTATGGTTGCTTGAACAGGTCTACCATCGTGAGTCGACCCTTGAACCATATCCCCTTTGTTAAATTGGTCCAAATTGTTAAAGTTTTCTCGTAGTACCTGAACCATCGCATCAGCCCTACGTTCTCCATAAGCCTCATTTGGTGCTATTTTGATTTGTCTCATTTCACCAATGGTCATACCGACAACTCCGTTGTCAAAACCAGGTATCATTTCTCCAGATCCAACCTTAAAGTTTAAGGTACTACCTCTTTTGTATGAGTTGTCAAACTCGTTTCCATCCATTGTAGTCCCAACATAATGGACTTTAATTGAATTTTCTTTTTCTACTGTTTTCATTGTGTTTAAGTTTTGTTTTTTTTATTTTTTTAAATTTGTTTTCAGAAATTCTTTCCATTTTACCGTTAGGAGAAATCATGATCCACCCTTCATTTTTGGTGTTGGTGAAAGAGTTTTCAAATTGTAGATCTTTTTTTTTAATCTTCATTTTTTTCTTCGATGGTATCTGTTTTATCCATATTTTTGTTTACACCCCAAATTTCAGCAAAAACTTTATCATTGATAACTCTCGTTATAAATTCAGATTTAGTTAAAGGTTCGGCGGTAGTCATCATATAAGCATTGTAATATTTTTGGTATGCCTCAGATATATTTGTGAATTGATTTTCCATATTATTCTGAATGGTTGTATCGAATAAAGGTTTGATCTACAGGTGTTCGGATAATAGGTGCGTTTTTCCCATCGTTTAACGTCTGTATGACTTCGTAAAAATACCCTTCTGAACGAATTGTAATTACATCTTGTATGACTTCTGAATTATCATAGGTGAAACTATTGGATACTTTCAGAACTCTTGTTTTAGTGTTGAAATCTAAGTAAATCATTGTTAATTTTTTTTAATTTTTCTTTAGGTTTATTGGTTTTTATAATTGTTTTGGTGTTTTGATAGTAATTCATTCCAATCCATTTCCCAACTACACTTCCTATTGTGTAAAATAAAATGATCCAAAAATCACCTTTGAATAAACTATCAATGGAAACAAATGAGGATGCTAATCCGATAAGATTTATTGCCACGGAATTGACCATTAATCCTATGGTTTTATTCTCTTGTGTTAGTTTGATTTCGAATACTTTGGCTATGTTGAAGGTTACTTGAAAAAGAAATACTAGAAGATAAGTCATTAATTACAGTTAATGTAAAATTGGTTAAACGTTTTGTTTTTTCCTGGATCTGAATTTTTGAAGTAAAAACACTCCTTGAGTCCTAACTTTGTTGAACTAATTGTCTTATAAAACCCTGATGGTATTGATGCACCACCAGGCACTTTGTTTGGATTTTGATTAAATTCAACTACTATATGAACCTGTAAATCATTTGTTTTTTTAGCTAAACCTCTTTCGTATTCTTCCAATTCTTTCCAGGGTCCTCTGTTTAAGGACTGATGTTGAAGAGCAGAATTTAGGTATGTAAAGGTCATTTTGAGTAAAATCGGATCACAACCAAAAGCTGCCGCAGGTGCCATATGACCTTTGTCATATTCGTTTTTTGCATAATCATCACCATTGGAAGTATGAATGTTTTTTTCAGTATAGAAATCCAAACCTTTTCGTGAAAATGTATTTTCAGAACAAGGAACATTGTATCTAATCCATTTTGGTTGTTCCAAAGTTTCAGAATATACCATTTCAAAAATGGTATTCTTTACATAAACACTATCTCTTTTAGTTTGGGAGAATGTTAAGATCGAAACTAGTTGTAGAATCAGGAGTAATGTTAATTTTTTCATAATGAGTTCATAATAATGAATAATGTAAATAGAATACCACCAAGTACGGTGGCTCCCAAAACAGTAATAAATAGTTTTATGGATAGTTCACCAATCAAATTAAATACGTGTGTCATTTTCGTTTTCTTTTTTTATTTTGTCTAAGTTTTTTCTGATATGTTCGGAGTAGGGGATTTCAGGATTTTGTCTAACCGTTGATCTAGTTAGATGAAACAATCTATCTTTCCACCCCATCTCTGTGGCTTCATTAATCATTTCTATCAAATAATCTTCTTGTGACATATCAATTTGGTGTTTGAATATTTTGTGGAGGATTGTTTTGTGAAATTAACGCTTGTTCAGCTTCTAGTATTTTGGTAGCTTCGTGGATCATATTATCGTTTGCGTTGTTATACGGTCCGTTTCCATATTTACATCCACACGTGGGTCTACCATGTTTCTGGAGAATTTGTCTAGCTTCTTCTAAATTCATTTTTTTAATTTTTATGTTAGGTTTATTTTTAGATATAATTATACGTATGAAAATAATTTTTTCAACATAACATACCTTTTTTTTTTCGGAATTTAGGACTTTCTTCTGTTTGTTCTTCGAGCGGTTGAGACCTCTTCTGAACTTGGTGGTCCATCAACCTCAATGGTTTTTAATGCTTCAATTTTGGACTTGATCCTTTCAGTCAATGTGGTTTCGGTCATGTCTAGAACCTCACATTTAGTGGTAATAATACATTCATCTAAAATTTTATATGGAATACGAATAAAGAATGTATCACCATTGTAGAACTCAAGTGCTGACTGATGAGCAAAACAAGCATCAACCAATTTAAGAAAAATCCTAAATTGTTCTGTATCCACAAATGATTCTGATAAAATTTTACCATGGGTCTCGTGAACGATGTTTATGTAGTAAGTGTTTTTCATATTTCAAAGATAGTAAATAAAAATGATTTTTCAAAAAAAATATAAAGAGGGAGTTGATTCAAGTTCAACTCCCTCACACGTCGAATAAGTTTAATTTTTGGGATTGATAGACCCTACACTAAGTTTCTCATCATAAACTAGATATTGTCTTTCAGCTAATGCATCAATCATATAATATTTCCCACCGAAAGTTTTTTTCATAGCAACCATGTCAATTGATTTTATCTCAGTATGACCAACAATTTGTACAAAATTCTTTTTAATGGAAGTATTTCTACGATTTTTATTGGACGCTAACAATGATCGAATCCGGATCCAAATAGGAGACTGAGTTTTATTGTCACCGTGAGGCTCCCAACCATTAAAAATGAAACGCAAAGGTCTATATTTGAAAGTTTCATTTAACTTTTCTACAAGATTGTCACAATCCCACCCGTATTGGCCAAAGGTTAGATCCATCCAAACGTGACTAACACCTGCATGAGTACAAAGGAAATTATCAAATGAATACGCCATTTGTAAATGTTCCATATTTTCTTTGAGTAACTGTCCAATATCAAATTTTAGAGCAGGTTGAAAACCACTATAGGTTTCACCAACATTCATATAATGAAAATCGTGATTACCTACTAATAGGATAACTTCTTTACCGCTTGTCTTTTTATATTCAACTATTTCCTTAAAGTTGTGTATTTGGTCTATACCTGGTATACTAAAACTATCAAAGTAATCTCCAATAAAGATAACCCTATCAGCGTTTTCTTTTGCTACAATGTCCTTCCAAATTGGA